CACTCAGCGTTAGTAGAAACAGCCACATTTTTAAGATGCTCCAATGTATCAGATAGACCTTTGTTCTCTAAGGTCATTAGCTTATTGTCCATTATCCCTGTGAGTGACACACCGAGCAATCTTTCTGCCGCTGTGTTGGTGTGCCACACCTTACGCAAGTATGGAAAGTTGGTGAAGGTGGACTGTATTGTTCCAAGTATAGTTGCAAGACGGACTTTTCTTGTAAGGTCTTCCAAACCGTCTGTCGCACGGATGACAACCTCTGTAAGATTACAGAACTGATTCGGCCTAAGTATGATTTCTGAGCATGGGTTTGTTCCGAACTCATAGCAAGACTCTCTACGGCCATTCTTTGCAGCTTGTTTGATTGATGCTTCTCTATTAAATATACCTCTTTCACCACTACCACTCTCCATTAGGGCTGTCCACTCACGCATGAATGCCATGCTGTCTGGTTTCTCTGAATAAGATACAGAGTTATTTGCCAATGCCCTGTGTGCTGCATTCTCCCACCAGTTACCTGACTTGGCATGACGCATACGATCATCAGATAGATTAGATAAACTAATCATAGCACTACGGCGTACACCACCAACCACTACTACCTCACCAATCTTACACATAAGATCGTGACACTCAAGGCTGGACAGCTTACGCCCTTGTGCCTGTCGGAATGTAGTAACAGCAAAGTTAAACAGATCAATCAATGGTGCTGGGCCTGATGCCCTACCACCAAATGTCTTTAGTCTTGCACCTGCTGGCCTGACTTTAGACACATCCCACTTGGGAATTTCGCCAGCCCATAGGAGTGCCAACACTTGTCTAAGACCTTTAGCCCATCCTTCCTTGCTGTCCTTGATGACAACAGTAGTTTCACTTTGGAAAAGAGTAGGAATATCAGGGAGTTTAGCAATGAACTGACGCTCAACACTGAAACCAACCCCCGTCCCACAAAGCAGGATGAACATAGCCTCATCGAAAGACTTAGGATCATCTACGGGTAGGTAGCTACAGTTGTACATACAGGTGTTGTCCCTGTCTGCTGCCTTACCTGCTGTCATTAGTGAACGCATACTGGGCATAACCTCAAGGCTCAGTATAGCACTACGCATTTCATCTAGGTCAACAGGCTTCAGCCATGTCTTAGCAATGTTCTGTAGGTAACGTTCTACAGTCTCTCCCCATGTTTCTCTACGTCCTTCATCGTCTAGCCATCGTGCATAGCGGCTAGTTGCAATGAATGTCTGGTAGTCACTAGGCAAATAGTTATTGTTCATCAGTTGTTATCCTCATCTTATTTATACTTATACCATCTATATCATATATGTATGCATAGATAGCTTCATTTAATTCCTCTTGTAGACTTCCATCTACAGGTACAGGGTAGTCATCTTCATCTATCTCTAGGCTTATAAGTACTCTAGCTTTCATCTTCTAGCTCTTGAATTAAACGGTCTATGTACCAACGTGCCTTACGTAAGTCCTCTAAACCATTCTTGTAAGGCCACCGCCAGATATACTTGAAGGCATTCTGCCAGCAGTAGGCGTGGTGTGGCTCTACGTATGATCCCTCTGACATTGCTCTCATTGCATCAATGCATTCAATCCCCCCCGAATTATACTGTGGGGGATGATTGACTACATCTGCCGCTAGTTCTTTCCACTTAGCCATTATGCATTACCTCTTGTCTTAGATGTTAAGGTTAGTACGTTACCGTCTGCTGTATAGTTAGGCTCATCTGCAACGTCTGGTATTTCATCGTTTAGTCTATTGGTTACGTAGCTATGCAGTGCATCCCTTACATACTCATCCTCTTCTATGACAGGTATAACAGAACACAACATGCTACACAAGTGAGAAAGATATGCAAAGTCTTCTTCACCCAAAGGATTTTCTTCTGATGACACAAGAGATACCTGCACATCACCATCCCATGTACCGTCCTCATGGTAAGGGGTGATACGTATTACAAAGTCTTCTGGTTTTAGATCGTTTAGTATGTCTTTTAAATTCATCTACTTCCTCACTATCTTAGGGTGCGGGTAGGCAACAAACTTTGTGCCTAGTGCCTTACCCTTTTCTTTTAACCATGCTTCAGGTACGATCCTATCGTAGCAATCAAAACCGTACCTGTCACACCATACACCATAAGAACTTTTAGCACCCTTACTTAGCTTACGTCTACTGTTTTCGAACACGAACCGTATGTCTAGGTTAGGGTGTTGCTTTTTTACCGCAAGGTGCTTCCGTCTATCGTTAGCTGTGAACAGTCCCTTGGCTTCAATTATAATACCATTAGGTAATATGAAGTCAGGGGTGTATGTTCTGTACGTCAGGTCTTCCCACTCAATCTTCATGGCTTCATACTTGGCATCAACGCCTAAGTCTTTTAGATATGTAGCCAGTGTTACCTCTAAACCACTCCTGTAACCGTACTTTCTAGCTGCACGAAAGCTCTTGCCGTTCATCACCGCCAGAATAAATGTCGGCTTGGCTGTACAGTCCAAGGATTATGTGTCAGGTTTAGCTTGGTCAACTCTTCCTGTACTACCTTGTCCATTGCATTACGTGCCTCAATAGCCTCACGTAAAGCACTGTACTTCTTTTTCTTTAGGTCTGCCTTGGCTTGCTGCAGATCATCCTCCATCACAGCAATAGCTTCCTCTATATCCTTTACTTCATCTTCATTGAACATTAAAAGTCTCCTACCTTTAAGGTTGAGTAGTCACCCCAACCAGTGCCATAATCACCCGACTTGTTAGCCTCCGCTATAAGGGCGAGTGTTTCCTTAACCTTCTTAGTAGCCTCTATCATTAACTCAGGTGACACTACATGCAGGTGAGCCATGTAAGGTGCAGTCTTTTCAATGGCTATAAAGCTAAACTCTTTAGCCTTTAGGCCAGCCAGTTTACAAGTAAGCATATAGAAAGCAGCTTGTACATGATAATGGTACTTACCAACTTGTTCCGCAAAACCTTTTGGCGAAGCATCAATAGTAGTTTTAATGTCAACGATCTGTCCTGTCTCTGGTATGTATAAGTCTGGTCTTGTCTTGATGTTAAGACCACTAACGGGATCAGTTGTAAACACACTGCTTTCTGTTACTCTATCCTTATGTGTTAATAAAGCATTACACACTGGATTGTCAAGGGCTGCACTACACATTTTATTATGTACGTGATACTCTACCTCTGTTAGTACAACCTCATCACCTTTCTTGTTGGCATACAAGTCTTTGTACAGCTTAGAGGTACGTGTCTTTGGTCCTTTGGTTACTAGGTCACGTTCTGGTTCAAGTAACGTGGCATGTACTGCACTCCCCAATGCAAATGCTGGGCTATCGCCCAATGGTTTCTGTGCCATGTAGTGTGCAAGCGATTGCTTACACACCGTTTTAATGGCAGACGAAGAGTAACCTATCTGGTTGTGATAGTCCTCGTTTGACATGTCATAGACAATGCCCTGTGGTGGCATATCAAACATTATGTAAATGCATCCTCATCAATGTCTACCAAGTCTTCTACAATGGCATCAGGGATTTCCTCATTGTCATGCTGCATCTTGTCTCCCCACTCCCCAAGGATGTACTGATTGTAGTTGGCAATCCATGCAATGAAGTCAGCAAAGGTAGCCTGTGTATCATTGTCCATGTCCAGTGTAGACATAAGGTCAAGGTTTGCTGTAGGCAGATAGAAACAACTACCATTGGGTAGGTCACGCTTCTCTGTAGTGCAGTCAATGTAGTGCTGTGGTGGAAGGCGTTGCATCTTACCCAACTTGGTGAAGACATTGCCAATGATCTTGAAGGCATCACGGTTCTCAACCTCATAGATGAATGGTGTACTAGGTGCCTCAAGAGGATTACCCTGTGCATCTGTGCTATTCACCATGTCCACAGTACCAAACAGTACACGCACACGTTTGATAGAACGGATCAACTCTTTCATGCTGTCAGGCAGACTGTTGAAGTCTTCAATCCAACCAGAAGGTTTGCCACAGTTGAAGCCACCGTCATTGTCCTTCATGTCTGAGTTTAAGTTATCACCCATAACAGTCTTGACATAACGGTTAGGTGTAGTGTCATTGCCCATGACAAACTTCTTGTACATGAAACGCTGTAGGAATGGGCGAACCTTTACCTTCTCAGCAAAGTACACAGGGCCATCAGGTATCTCTAACTTGTATGTGCCACCCTCTACTACCTCGACATTGACCTGCTTACCCTTAACCTCTGCCTGTCCCATGACAGGTGTGTGGTTAATACGCAGACGTGCCAACGCACTGGTCTTCTTTTCCCCTGCTGTGTCACCCATGCCCATAGCCTTAGCCATAGCTGCGTAGTTGTTTGTATCAATCGTTGTTACTGCATTTGTCATGTGTATTTTACTCCTTAACACTGAACGAATTTTGTAGTTATATCATGCTACGTCTTTGGTGTCAAGCCAATTCGGACCAATCTTTGCCTCTAATAATAGAGGAATGTTGAAGTCTATATTCCATTTCTTATTGACGATAGATAGTAGCTTG